ACAAAGTACAATGGGCTCTGACCTTTCCCAACCTACGTCGACATCGCTGTTTCCAGCTACCTCTCGCTTCGTTCCTATTGCTAAAGAGTTTTTATGTACTGTGTTTGTGTTTTTCGACTGCCAACATTCAATCTATATCAACTAGTGAGCCCAATTTGTTTGGTGGCTTCCACACTCTGGTGTGTCAATCAATATGTACGTGTGCTTCTATACGAGAGCTTTTTCCACAGCGGTATTCTTAGTCTGGCCCGCCAACCTTATGTGTTGGAATGTTTTGCCTGTATGTGATGTTCTAGCAATGCCTGTTTGAGTTTATCTGATCCGCCTACTCTAACATTAATGATACCATTGTAGTAATCATCTGTTTCGAGTACTCGCCTATCAAATTGTTCTCTTGCCTCTATGTAGGACATTTCGCCCCTACCTTTACATAGGTATAGTATTTCTCTTGTAAACTTGCCTTCGCCTAGTGCTGCTACGTCTGCGTTTAGTCTGTCTGAACTACCGTAGTATGTTCGCCAGTCGCTTTCTTTGTAGCCTCTACGTTTGTTCTTCTTGCCTTTGAGTGGTGGCTTAGTAGTTTTAAACTTTGCTAGTTTTTTGCCTATGTATTTTTGCCCTGTAGTAGTATTAGTAATAAGATAAACAAATCCTTCATATTCTTCTGGAATAGATTCCAATTGTTTTCCTTTATAAGTCCACTGCATGAACTTACTTACCGTAGCCTTAATTCGTGCCTTCGTCGTTGTGGTTTTTAGATCGTTTTTCTAAATGAGTTGTATGTATTTCGTCCATACGTACCTTTGCAAGACGTCTAATTTCTCTTAGACATCGTCTTGCTGATTGATGTGTTCTAACTGAATTTCGTGATTCAAATTTTTCGTTTTCCTTGAAATACGCAAGATACATTTTAGTTAGTTTATCATGTGTGTCGTCTTCAATCATTCTTCGTAAACTTCTATGTCATTTTCATAACTGGTATAACCGTTTTCTTTTATTACCTTTAGTACGTTATTAACTCTACCAATTAATTCATCTTTGTGCGAGATTAAGAATACATTCTTTCCGCCTTCTCGTCCCATTTTCTTTAAAACAGCAAGCGAACCTTCAACGCCTGCGGTATCCATTCCGCTATCAATTAGTTCGTCGATAAACATCAAATTAATTTTTTGATATAAACTTTCCCAAACATCACGGAATGCAAAACTCATTCCTAATATTAATCTATTACGCTCGCCTCTTGATAAATTATCAAAGTCTAAGTCTTGACCAAGTTGCGTAATTTCTACACTTAGGTCATTCTGGAAAATAACCAAGTGCGGCAATCCTAACTTATCTAGATAGTATGTTAATCTATTATTAAGGTATGCTAAGTTTTGATCAATAATCTTTTTACGTATAAAACTGTCTTTGTTAGTTAATAGTTTTAGTAAAAACTCTTGATGGTCTTTAAAGTCAGTAAGATCGTTAACAGGAGCCCAATCAATTACTTGTATTGCTTCGTTATTAAGATCGTCTATTTGTGATTGATAAGGATCTTCTTCTTGCTTCTTTGTTTCCCATGCTTGTTTAAGAGCATCAACATTTTGTCTATGTTCATATGCTTCTTTTGCTGTTTCATAAAATGTAGTAGGCTTGCCGTTAATGTCACCGATATCTTCTAAGCCTTTTGCAACATCAACTAGTTTGTCACTTATTTCTTTTTGATATGTAACTGCGTCATCTAATTCTTTTACTTTCTTTGCCTCAATTTCAGCTTTTTTGTCTGCATGAAGCTCTTGTCCGCAAGTGTAACATGTTGCATCTTCTAAATCTGCAATATCTTTAGTTAACTTATTGACACTTTTATCAGCACGTACTAATGCAGGTTCCAGTGTGCTTAGTTCTTTTCTAAGAGCCATAATAGCTGTATTATGTTCATTCCAGTTTGATAATTTTTCGTGGAATTCTAACTCTTTATCAATATCTAAATGCTCTAGTTCGTCGATACCTTCTTTTAATTTTAAGACATCAGAAGTACGTTTACTGAGCCATGCTTTTTGCTTACTTTGTAATCCGCCGATTGTTGCTTCGATTTTTTCGTTAGCTGACTGTACAGCGTTAATACGCATTGTTTCTTCTTGAATAGCATCACGTGTTTTTTTAGTTTCGTCTTTTAGTGTATTTGCCTTTTCAGACAATAATGTAATACCTAACAATTGTTCAATAATAGCACGTTGATCGTTTGTACGCATTGCTAAAAACGGCTCAGTATATGTATTAAGTGCAACAATGTGTTTGAACATGTCGTGACTCATATCTAACAAGCCATCAATATCTTTTTGTGTCTGTCTACTATCACCTTGTGATTCATCGACCATTTGCTGTTCTTGGTCGTTAATATAAAATTTCATAATATTGGGACTACGACCACGTTCAATTCTGTAGTCTATATTATTTTTTTCAAAGTGTAACGTAACCAACATTGCCTTAGAGTTTGTTTTGTTGATTAAGTTATTGCGTTTAATATTAGTAAGTGCTGAACCGTACAACGCATATGAAAGTGCATTAATAATAGTAGTTTTACCAGTACCATTACGTGAGCCGCTGTCATCGCCGCCTTGATCTAAATTTTCACCTAGTACAAGTGTAAGTTGTTCTTTATTAAAGTCAACAGCTTGGGTTTGATTACCCACACTCATAAAATTCTTTACAGTAAGATCTTTAAGTTTTATCATAGCTCGTTATAAATATCCAATAGCGTTTTCTTGTTATAGTTTTCAGTGTCGAGTGCAGATATTTCTCCAGCAACAATTTGGTCTACACTTTCAAATTGTTGAATATCAAGTTCAGTAGACATTTCTTCAATTTGTTGTTGAGTTATTAAACTAATTTCTCTACATCCGTGTTCATTAATAAACGTTTCTTTAATAAAACTTGCTTCTTCGTAACTAATAGGTAAATCTATCGTAACTCTAAGATACATTTTACTTTTAATAATATCGGAACTTGGATCAAGTAACTGGCTAAGTTTTACTGTACGATACTTTGGACAGTCAGGCCAATTAATGTATTCGGGCTCTTTATCATTTTCTCTATCAAGAATCATCATTCCTCTATCATCGTCCCATGCATCTGCATAGTTGTGAGGCATTGCATTACCGATGTAATGAATCTTTCCTTGTTGTTGTCTTTTGTGGAAATGTCCACTAAACACATATTCTTGATTTTTAAAATGTTCAGGACGCAAGTCTCCGTGGTCAGGCATTTTTACTAATGCATTCATATAAAAACTAGGCAGTTCAAAATGACCAAACATGTACTTTGCATTACACTTTTGTATCTTTTTCCATTCGTCGCCTACTAACCAAGGTACAATTGCAACATCTTCAATTACTGTAAATTCGTCAACAAATGTAATACCCGGAATGTGTTTTGCAAATGCTGTAGAATTAACATCTCTTTTATCTTTGTAATACAAATCATGATTACCGTCAAAGAAGAAAAATTGATCAAATGCTTTTCCAAGTTTTTCCATGCTACGGATAGTTGAATCCATAGTATTCAAGTTTAGACTATTTCTATTATGGTGCCAGTCACCGCAGAAAATACCGGTTTCACACCCGTTCTCTTTTGCAGTTTCTATGTACCAGTCAATAAACGTTTCACAATCTTCATTGTGCAAACGACTATTGCTTTTTAGTCCAAAATGTATGTCTGTAAAGACAGCAGCTTTTTTAAACAAAATAAAGTCCTTTAATCTTAGTTAATAGTATAACGTAAATATAGACAAATGTCAAGCCCCTATTTAGAGGTTTTTTCCATTTCTCTTTTTTGTTGTGCTTCCCATTCTCCGCTATGCTGTCTAGTATAACTAGGATTCATATTGTTCATTTCTAAAATATCATCTCGAATGTTCTGATTACGTTTTTCAATATTAATAACACGTACAAAACTGTTAGTTACAGCGGCAGTGTAATATGCAAACGGATTATTTGATTTTGATTCGTCAAATTGTAAGCCGATCTGAGCAAGTTGTAAAATTGCTTGCCCTTTCATTTCGTCGTTATATGTATAACCTCTAACGTTACCTCTGGTGGCATATCTGTCACATAACTTCATCCACATGCGAGCAAGTTTTTCTGTTACCTGTGTATGGTCTTTAGAAAAGTATCCGTTACCCATACCACCAATCCAATGACTCTTACCTACCAGTTCTAGTTCGTCCTTGTCATTAAACATGTAGTGTACAAACGGCGGAAAATTAAGTTTAGTTTTTGTATCTGCTATTGTTTTAGGATTTTTCTTACGACCAGGCTCTTCAGGAATATGGTCAAATGACATAATACGAAATACTAGTTCGTATTTGCTAATTTTACGATAATCGACTTCAAACTCTGCTTGTTTACGCTTTTCACCTGCTAGTTTAGACGCATCAAATGCTTCTACTTGCAATCTTTTTGCTTTATTACGTTTTGCTTCAGCAATGGTTCTGATGTTAATTTTTTCAATCGATGGTATTATTATATAAAATTGAGCAAACGACTCTTCGGTAAAACTGCTAAATTTAGATTTAGACTTGTGTATTTCTTTTAGTATGTCTTTATTATTTAAATAATTTACTTTTCTCATAGTTTCTCCAGTTGTTAGTATCTATTATAAACTACTCTGTTAATAAAGTCAACTAAATACTTTATATAGGAGAGTAATATGTCAATTGGTTCAGCATTACAAAAAGCAGGCAAAAGTTTTGGCTCATCATTAGAAAAGACCGGTAATTCCTTAGTGGATGCAGGAAAAGGTGCTTTAGAAGATATTGCCGATGCAGCTGGCCTTGGTAAGTTGTTACGTGGTGGACCTAGTAGTGATCCGCTGAAAGCAGATTTTGCCTCAGCAAGTATTAAAGAAGATGAAGGCAATGATTGGCGAGTCAAATTAAGCATTCCAAAAATTATAACGAATAAAGATAATAAAGCATTTGCTCCTTTAAATAAAACAGGCGGCTTATGTTTTCCTTACACTCCAACAATTTTAATGAGTCATAGTGCAAATTATAATGCTTTGCAGCCTATACATAGTAATTATCCGTTTTACAACTATCAATCATCACAAGTGGATGATATGGTTATTACAGGCGACTTTTTTGTTCAAAATGCAGAAGAAGCACGATATTGGTGTGCTGCTGTGCATTACCTACGAACAGTAACTAAGATGTTTTATGGTACCGGCGATAATTCAGGTAATCCGCCACCAGTTGTTAAACTAAACGGATATGGAGACTTTGTGTTTAATGATGTTTCGTGTATTATTAAAAACTTTACAGTTGATATGCCAGCAGATGTTGATTACTTAAAAACTGACTTTCCAGAAGGCGGAGGCAACTTTTCTTTTGTTCCGGCACAAAGCCAAGTAGCGGTAACATTATCACCAGTTTACTCTCGTAGTAAAGTACAAGCATTTAGTATGAGTTCATTTGTTAACGGCGACTATATTGGAAAAGGTAACGGGTACATTTAATGGCAACATATACAACAAGCAGTCCGTGGCACACTACTAAAATTGAGGGTCAAGAGTACCTAGGAATTTTAAAAATCAGACCTGTTCCAAAAGAGTCGGATGATGTGTTATATACTATACAACCTCAATATACACATAGACCAGACTTACTAGCATATGACGTTTACGGTGACAGCAAATTATGGTGGGTTTTTGCACAACGTAATATGGATGTAATTAAAGATCCAATCTATGACATGATTGCAGGCACTGAAATTTATCTTCCACAAGATTCAAAATTAAAAAGACTTTTAGGAGTATAAATTGGCTGACAATGGCGGAAACATAGAAGTTAGTAACGGCACACCTCCTACAGAAGAATCAACAGAAAAGCCGACACAGGAAAGTAACAAATCTTCCGGTAATCAAAATGCTGAAGACTTTTTTAGAGAAATGCTTGGCGGCTTGCCACTGCCTAACACATTAGAAAAATATTCTAGTTCTAATACTATTATAACATTGTCAGCACTAAGTCCTTATGAAGTTAACAATCCAGACTTAACATATAGAATAACCGGCTCAGGTAGTGCAATTATATTACAGTCCGGTGGCGGCGCAGGCGCTAAAAAAGTGCTAACAGCATACGAAACTGGCAGTAAGCAGATTGAATACTTTATTGATAATATTGATATTGCAACAATTATGATGCCTACAACAAGAACACGTACTACTAATGCTACTATGATCGGCTTTGATATTACTGAACCTTACAGTATGGGATTATTTTATCAAACACTTCAAGCTGCTGTAAAGCAAGCAAACGGTGATGATTCTTCATATAATAGAGCTCCTTTTTTATTAAGTATTAAATTTGTAGGTTACGATGACGATGGTAATATTATACCAACAAACGAAGTAAGGCACTTTCCAATTAAGTTAATTAATTCCTCTTTAAGAGTTGACCAGGGCGGAAGCCATTATGCTGTTAGAGCAGTAGCATGGAATGAAACAGCATTATCGGATGAAATACAAACTGTTAAAACTGATGTAGTATTAACAGGTGATAATATGTTAACATTGTTACAGACAGGAGCACAAAGTTTGTCATCAGTTCTTAACGAACGATTGTTAACACAAAAAGATAAAAAACAAATTAAATCACCAGATCAATATGTATTTTTATTTCCAAAAGAGCTGTCAACATTATTAACTAATGAAGAAGGCGCAGCTACTACAGAAGAAGAATATATGCAAAAGTTATACGAAAGTATTAGTGGCTCCGATGAGAAAGTACCTGCTAACTTTGAAGAATTTAGAGAAAGAATATTAGCAATATCAGCCGGCAAAAAACAAACAGCAACAGAAGAGGCTGTTAAAAAACAATCAGAATCTCTTGACAACGCAAACGATATTGGTAAAGCTAAAATAACAGGAAGTTTTATTGATCAAGGTGATGTTCCGTTTGGGCTATCTAAGTTCACACACGATAAAGAGAAAAAAGTTTTTAGAAGCGACAAACTTTCGATTAGTAATAAATTTAAAACTTTTACTTTTGCTAAAGGTGCGTCAATTGAAAGAATAATAGAAGAACTAGTTTTATTAAGTGACTACGGTAAAGCAATATCCGCATTTACTAAAGAAAATTCTGAAGGTGATATACCGTGGTTTAGAATTGACACACAGGTATTTCTAAACGAAGACCCTGAAGCTGTGACAGCAACCGGAGAACATCCCAGGTTATTTGTATATAGAGTATATCCATACTTTGTTGATGCTTCTATTTTTAAAGCTACAAATGCACCTGCTACAGGAATAAAAGCAAAAACAAAAAGAGTTGTTAAAGAATACAATTACATCTATTCTGGGTTAAACAAAGATATATTAAACTTTGATATTACACTTGATAATGCATATTATAAATCAATATCTTCAGATATCGGTGAAGGTTCAGCTGCTGAAAAGTTATCTACTGTAGATTCTGCTAAGCCAAATGATTCGGTAAAAGTTAAAACAGCTGACGGTGTTGGAGACGTAAAAAGTGACTCCGGGTCGTCACAATCAAGACAAGCTGATAATCAAGACAGCGGATTTTCAGGCGGTGGCAGAGGAACTAATACTACGGCCGTTAGAATAGCAAGAGACTTCCAAGAAGCACTAGTAAACTCAAATGTTGACTTAATAAACATTGAAATGGAAATTATGGGAGATCCATTTTTTCTAGCAGATAGTGGTCAAGGAAACTATTCAGCTTTACCTAATCCACTATTTAAAAAATCACTTACTATTGATAATACTCCGTCACACGAGCAATACGAAGTATTAATGAAATTAAATTTTAGAACTCCTGTTGATTATAAATCAGGCGATGCCCAAGATGGGTCTATGGAATTTCCAAGCGATACTCAACCAGTAAAAGCATTTAGTGGATTATATAGAATTTTCCAAGTAGCAAATTTAATTCAGGGTGGACAATTTAAACAAACATTAAAAGCAATTCGAATAGCTAACCAAGAAAATGATACTGGAACATTAGGAACACCAAATTCCGAAACAGTAATTAAAGAAGGCAGTAACGAAACATCGTTAAGTGGCGAAGGATCTAATAAGATAGGGGCGCAATAGAATATGGCACAAGAAAGAAGATCAGTATTACCAAAGGCTCCGATGAATGCAGGACCGTACGAAGCAATAATTGTAAGCCATCTTGATACTAAATTTATGGGTTCTTTACAAGTCGAATTACTAAAGAATTCATCATCTGGTAACCAACCAGAGCGTACTGGACAAGTTGTTACAGTTTCTTATATGTCGCCTTTTTATAATAGTACTCCGTTAAACGGAAATAATAAAAATGACACCTACCAAAACACGCAACAAGTATCAGGGTTTTGGGCAGTTCCGCCTGACGTAGGAACTAAGGTTATGGTAATATTTGTTGAAGGCAATATTAGTAATGGGTACTGGATTGGATGTATACAAGACGCATATATGAATTTTACAATTCCTGAATCTCGTCCTGGATCAAAGTTTAATAATGAAGATCAAGAACAGAGATTGCCAGTCGGAGAATTTAACAAAGCTGTGCCTGGTGTAGTTTCAGGAAATATACCAAGTACATATTTAAAACCAGTTAACAAAGATTTTGAAATTACACTCGGTGCTCAAGGGTTACTTAGAGACGAAATTCGAGGACTATCAAATGCAAGTGCAAGGCGTGAAGTTCCTAGCATGGTATTTGGTATGTCAACTCCTGGACCGTTAGATAAAAGGGACGGTGCACCTAAATCACCACAAGGGGTATATGGTGCTAAAGATAATATACATTCAGCAAGACTAGGAGGAACTTCGTTAGTATTTGACGACGGTGATGATAAACTTTTAAGAAAAAGTTTTGCTAGTTCGGGCCCATCAGAATATGCAAATGTATTACTTGACGAAACAGACGGATTGCCAACTATACCATTTAATGAATCTGTAAGGTTGCGTACTAGAACAGGCCATCAAATATTATTACATAATTCAGAAGACTTAATTTACATAGGTAATGCTAGAGGTAGTTCCTGGATTGAAATGTCTTCTAACGGTAAAATTGATATCTTTGCAGATGACAGTATATCTATTAGAACTTCAGTTGATTTAAACATAAGTGCAGACAGAGATATCAATATGTCGGCAAGTAGAGATTTTAATGTTAATGCTGGCAGAGACTATAAAATGACAGCGGCTGTAAACAGTGATGTAAAAATTGGTGTTAACAGTAAAATTGATGTTGGTGCAGATTTAGATCAGTTTGTTGGCGCTAATCAAAAATTATTTGTTGGAGGATCAGGAGACTTAATAGTCACTGATGCTCACTCTATAACAAGTAACGCAACACTTGACATTCTTACTGTAGGTGATAGAAAAGATAAACAAGCAAACTTAGATCTTAATACGCCAGGATATAATTATTTTACAGCCGAAGGCGATACACAAATATTAAGCGGCGGAAACCATATCGAAACAGCGACAGAAATACACATGAATGGTCCAGCAGCAACTTCGGCGGCAGAAGCAACAGAAGCGTCTCAAGCATTAGTAGCAGCGCCTGCTTTATTCCCTGTTAGAGTTCCACAACACGAACCATGGTTAGGACATGAAAGTTTAGATCCACTAACATTTACACCAAGTAAAACTAATCCTATTACATCACCTAGTCCTACATTAAGGGAGTCAACTCCACTAGTTAATGATGCAAGAGACGAACAGCCCGTAAGTGGCGAATATAGAAAAACAGCAAACGCTGATGGTCCACAATCAGTAGTTCCAGGAGAAGTAGGTCCAGTTGGCGATCAACCTGCTAAACCTGTACCAATAACAGACTTACAGCAATACTTCTTAAATCAACTTATAACAGCACTTGGTCTTGATCCTGCATCTTGCTTAAACAGTGCTAATCCTAATAATAATCCCGAAGGAGTAACAGCAGGTAATGCAGAATACCTTGCAATGGCAATGGCACAGCCTCAAGCAGAGTGTAGTTTTAAACCTAGAAGTGAAAACTTAAATTATAGTGCTAAACGATTACGTCAAGTATATCCAAGTCGTGTTAAAACAGACGCTTTTGCACAAGAACTTGCAAATGCAGGCCCTGCGGCAATTGGTAATACTTTATATGGTAATAGATACGGTAACGCTCAAAATGAAGGTTACAAATATAGAGGTCGAGGACTAATACAGTTAACATTTAAAGGCAATTATGAAACATACGGAAAGAAAGCTGGAACACCGCAAATTGTAGATAATCCTGATCTAGTAAATGATCCTATCATTGCAACTAAAGTTGCTGTTGCTTATATTAAAAGCAAAGGTATTAGTCCAGCAGAAGCTAGTTTTTCGGCATTAGGTGAATCGTTTAGAAAGGCTGTAGGTTATGCTAATCAAGGCGGAGCAGAAACAAGCAGACGTATTGGTATAGGAAAAGGATTTTATAGCAAGATAGTTAATGGCGAACTTGTTCCACAAGCATCATTAACTACAGAGCCCGCAGGCACAAATATTGAAGCCGGTAAGCGGGTAGACGAACCAATATCTGCTCCTGCAGCTGGTCCGCAATAGTAGGTAAATATAGACATGAGTACAAAAGAAAAAAAATTATATAAAACAGTAGAAGTTAGTACAAATAAGAAGCCACGAGCTGTAGTAGAAAGCAGGGCGTATAGAGGCATATCAACGACTAATCCAGAGAACTCTACTAATACACTTTATGATATTGCACTTATTAAACAAGACCTTATTAATCATTTTCACATACGTCAAGGTGAAAAACTAGAAAACCCCGAATTTGGTACTATTATATGGGACGTACTTTTTGAACCTCTTACAGAAAATTTAAAATCTGCAATAGTAAAAAATGTTACACAGATTGTTAACTTTGACCCAAGAGTATCAGTAACAGCAATTGATGTAGTACCATACGAAAGCGGGCTACAAATAGAGTGTGAACTTACATATTTGCCGTATAACATATCTGAAAAACTACAGTTCAAATTTGATGAAGATAATGGACTTACATAACAGAAATAATATACGCACTTATCTAGATGTAATAAATACACTATAGCGAGGAAACACAATGTCGTCAACAGATAGACAAAATAAATTATTAATTTCAGAGGATTGGAAAAGAGTCTACCAGTCCTTCAAAAATGCTGATTTTCAGAGCTACGACTTTGACAATTTAAGACGTACAATGATTAATTACCTAAGGAAAAATTATCCTGAGGATTTTAATGATTACATTGAATCAAGCGAATACCTTGCATTAATTGATTTAATTGCATACTTAGGACAAAACCTTGCTTTTCGTGCAGATCTTAATGCAAGAGAAAACTTCTTAGAATTAGCAGAACGCAGAGAAAGCGTTATACGTTTAGCAAGACTACTTTCATATAATCCTAAACGTAACCAATCTGCTAACGGTCTTCTTAAAATGGAAAGTATTAGTACGTCAGAAGATATTACAGACTCTAACGGTAATAACTTAGCAGGGCAAAC